CGGGTGGATCGCGCCGTAAGCCGCGATGAGGGACTGCATCCGGGTGAAGAAGGCCGTCGTGAAGTCCTGCTTCCGGTAGACGTAGCTCGCGTAGTAGATGTCGCCGATGGCCGGTTCCTCACCACCACGCGGGTAGGTCGTCAGCAGGGCCGTGTCGCTCACACCCACGCCGGCCGTGTTCGCCACCTTCACCTCGATGCCAGGGATGGCCCGGATCGGGATGTTGGCGTTGGCCGTGACCGTCTTCGCCACCCGGAAGTTGAACGTCGCCGCCGCCGGGTACGCCGTCCAAGGACCCGCCGGGTTGTCATGCCAGCCGCGCGGCAGGATGGTGAAGGTCAGGCCCGTCACCACGTCGCGGTAGGTCTGGCCGATGACCCCATCCTGCCCCGTGCCCGAGTTGAGCACCGAGGTGTTCGCCGAGCCCGAGCCGTTGCTCGGGTCCGAGGACGTGACATAGTAGCCGTTCATCGCGGGGTCACCCGCCGAACCGGCCGTTGTCAGCTCGTCGATGCCCGTCCCAACGTACAGCCAGGAGCGGGTCGTTGCATCAAGCAGGGTGATGTTTGAGCCCGTCCCGTAGTCCGCCCCCGCCTTGTCCGCCGCGATGATGTGCAGGTAGCTCCGCCCGGCGGAGTCCGTGATCACCTTGGCGAGCGCCTGGTCCGCGAAGTCCACGTTGGCCGTGGAGGAGGCGAAGTCCCAGTAGTAGTTGGACAGGCTGCCGCCCAGCCACTCGCGGTTGCCGTTGAGGGCCGAGGCCAGCACCTCCGCCGACACCAGCGTGCGCTCCACCACCTGGCCCTCGGCGAACCCGAGGACCGAGTTGGCCGACCCGCCGCCGATCTCGACGCGGCCCGTGTCGTGGAAGTTCTGGCTCGTGATGCGGATGCCCGCACCCTCGGGCCGCACGATGAAGGCCGCCTGGATGGCCGCCAGGTTGCCGAACGGGGCGTTTGGCAGGGCCGCCAGGGCGTCCTGAATCTGCCGGATGACCGTGGCCGCCGCGCTCTCGATGCCAAGCACCGTACTCGTGCCGGTGCCGGTCCCCGTGAAGCTCACCTGCACGGGCTCACCATCGAGCACGAACTCGAACACGTTGTTGGCCGGCTGCGCACCCGAGCCATCATAGAAGACGACCAGGGGCTCACCCGCCGTGTCCGTGCCGCCACCGAAGCCGACCCGACCGAGGATGGTGGCCGCCTGGACCGTGGCACCCGGGGCACCCAGGCCGAGGTCACCGTTGCTGATGCCCGCCTTGGTGTTGCCCGAGCCCGCCCCGACGAGGAGCTGGCACTGGCCGACCACATCCAGGGCCGACATCGAGTTGCCGCCGGGGTGGATGCGGTTGCGGAGCAGGAGCCGGTCGTAGGTGTTCACTCCACCGACCGTGACCCGGTACGGGGTCGCGATGCCAGCGTCGATGACCGGGCCCGTGCCGTTGTTGCTGCTGATGAGCATCTTGGCCTGGACACCAGCCGCCGCGTCCACGTCGAACCCGGCGAGCATCGCCAGGTCGTCCACCGTGGCCGCCTGCTCGACGAACTCCAGGTAGCAGGCCCGGTCGAGCGGGCAGCACTGGAGGGTGAGCTGGAGCCGGCCATCGCCGTCCACCGAGAAGATGAAGTCGAGGCCCGTCAGGCCAGCGGCGATGACCCCATCCGCCAGGAGGCCCGGAGCCGCCGGAGGCGTGTCGAAGGTGTGGCCGCCGACCGGGGTGGCACCACGGTAGACCACGTTCAGGGCCTCGGCCAGATCCACCACGGAGGCGTGCAGGGCCGCGACCGTCGCATCGCCCGAGAAGGCCGCGTTCACGTCACCGAGGACGCGGACGGTGAGGGTGTCAAAGCCAGCACCGCCGGACAGGTCGATGGGGCCATTGAAGCGCGTTGCGCCCTTGATGACCGGCATCGTGTCCGGGTTGTAGAGCCGGTAGGCGTCGCCCACCGTGAAGATGTTCGCGCCGTCGATGGCCGCTTCCAGCGTGACGAGGCCCGAGGTCCCGTTGTAGCTGAGGACTGTGCCGACCGAGCCGGCCGTGATGGCAAAGGCGCCGTTGCCGACCACCACCCGCCAGCCCTTGTAGAAGTCGTCGAGGGGCACACGGACGTTCACGTCCGCCGTGAACGTCGTGGTCCCGGGACCCGCCGCCCCCACCGTGCCAACGTGACCGTCCGCCGCCTCGTTGATGGCCTGGGCGATGTCCGCCACCGTGGCGCTGACCGTGGGCACCGGGATGGTCGCCGTGATCTCCACGCCGTCCACCGTGAGGAGGATCTGCTCCGCCCCACCCGTGAACTCGGCCGCCAGGTAGGAGGTCCCGTTCGGGTAGGGGAGCACGTCACCGACGAAGTGCGGCTGGATGCCCGCACCCGCCGTCCCCGTGCCACCGGAGACGAGGTCGAGGTCCACACCCGCGACCGGGAGGACCGTCTGGCTGTTGACCGTCATCGCGATGAGGTCGGACTCGCCCGGGATGAAGGCGTAGGGGGCCGACCCGGAGAAGGTGAACTTGGCCGGGGTGTTCGGGGTCGCCGCGAAGGTGACCGTGACCACCTCCTCGACCGGGCCGGACCCGCTCTCGAAGTGCAGGTCGGGGGTCAGCTCGCTGCCACTCGGGAACACGATCTCGACGCCCGTGAGGCCCGCCGACTTCGTGCTGTTGTCGAAGGTCGGGGTGTAGACCGGGTTGCCGCCGGAGTCCGTGATCCGGTAGGTGCCCACGCCGCTGATGCCGGGCAGGACCACGGCCAGGGTGTAGGTCATGTCCGTGATCATGTTGTGGTAGAACGTCGCATAGACGTCCGCACCCACCGGGACCGGGCTCTGGAGCGTGACGACCGAGCCCTCGACCTTGATGGCCGTGACCTTGCCGCGAGCCAGGGCGTCATCCACCCCGAAGCCCCAGTACACGTCCACCACGTCGGGCCGGTTGACCGGGACGCCAATCTTGTTGTTCGAGACGCTCTGGAAAAGCGACTGCCCGAGGCTCGTGTCGCGCCCGTTGCCCAGCGTCGGGCTGAACGGGAGCTGGAACTCGGTGGGGCTGGCCGCACCCTGCGAGGAAACGACCGGCGTGCAGACCGAGAGGAACGTCTTGTTGTCGATGAGGGTCGGCGTGATCTGCGTGTCGTCGAACAGCTCGGTGCCGGTCGTCGTCGTTCCCGCCGTCACGGCCGCCGCCGTGCCCCACATCACCCGGTCGTTCTCCAGCACGAAGTCCGCGCCCTGAACGTACTGACTGCCGCCCGGCACGTCGCCGACCCGGGTGAGGGCCGTTACGTTGACGTGCGCCAGGTAGTCGAAGGTGTCCTGCCAGGTGTTGAACCAGTAGGTCACCGCCACCGTGGCACCGGCCAGCGGGGCCTGGGCCAGCGTGATCGCCCGCGAAGCGCCGTCCACCGACACCGGGATGACCTGCACCCCGTCCACCTTCACGACGACGTGGCTCGGGTCGGTCGTGGTCACGCCGCCGTTGCTGCCGTCCACGATGGGGCCGTTGTAGGTGTAGAAGGTCTTGCGGCGGGCCGACACCTGACCGGCCACCAGACCGAGCAGCGCGTTCGCCGTGCCGTCGAGGACCGTCAGGTCATGGTCGGCGTTGAGGGCCAGGGCGCTCTCGCCGTGGTTGTTCACGAAGGTCGAGCCGGTCAGCGTCCCGACGCCAGCGCCCGAGATGACGTTGGCGATCTGCTGCATCGTGTAGTTGGACTTCGGCGTGAGCGTGATCGCCTGCGTCGAGCCGTCCACCACGAGGTTCAAAACGTTGTTGGCCGGGACCACCACCTGACCGTTGACGCCGAGGATGTCAGCGTGCAAGTCGATGACCGTCGTGCCCGGGGTCGGGGCGTTCACGTCCTTGATGCCCACGGCCGCCCGGATGAGGGCGTTCTCCGCCGTCACCTGGTCGGACAGGTCATCCGTGACCAGCGTGTCCTCGCGGTTGAAGTAGTAGCTGACCCGCACGAGGTCGCCGAGCACCGGGGCCTGCGACAGCGTGAGGATGCCGGCCGCGCCGTCCACCGCCGTCACCACGACGGGCAGACCATTGATGGTCACCGTCACGTCGTTGCGGCTGTTGCTGGTCGTCCCGCGACCAGAGCCCGTCACGATGGGGATGTTACGGACCTGCACCCGGTTCAGGCTGCCGTCGTAGTTGCTGCGGGTGACCACGCCCGTGGCCGACACGTTGGCGACCGCCCGGCCGCTCATGTCCTCGCCGACGACCCGCTGGTCCACCGTGGCGGAGGAGCCGCGCACGACTTCCAGGTCGATCTGCGAGAGGTACTCGTTGCCCTCACCGATGAAGATCGGGATCTTCAGCGACTCGATGGCACCCTGAAGCGGGTTCTCGTAGTCGGTCCGGGTGTAGGGATTCGGGGGCGCGTAGTGTCGTCCGGGGAAAGCCATTGGGCACCTCACTGGTGGTCACGGGTTGCGAAAAGCCGGTGTCCTTCATCGTGACCATCCCCCGCCGTAGCAGGAGAGGCAGGTCCCCCAGTCGGGGAAGCACAAGCAAAGGTCCATCCAGCCGTCCATCTCCATCGCGACCATCCCCCTGGCAGGGGGAGGAGGGGTGCCCAGGTGCGTTCCAAGGAACTCACCCTTCGCTGCTACAGGGTCGGCATAGCCTAACTACCGGGCCCCCGCCTGCTTGCTCCGACGCCACTCCCCCGCCTTCTGGTGGATGACTTGGCTCCGCTTGTGGGCGGCCTTCTCGGCGGGCGTCAGCACGCGGTAGCTGCCGTCCAGGTTCTTGGAGAGGTCGTGGCCCGTAGCTCCGGTGGCCGCCATGATCTCCTCCTTCTGCCGCTTGCGGCCCTCTGCCACGTCCCACCCCTGCTTCGCCGACTGCCCGATCACGCGGTCAATGTGCGTGTCGAGGTCGTGGATGCCGGTGTTCTGCGGCCCAGGGCCATCCACGGTCTTGCTGAAGTGGCCCGAGACGGTCGAAGGC